TATCTACTTTGCCTTCAAGGATGTCTGTTGGGTTCGGAAGCTTACTAGCAACCTTACGGTGCGCAATAAACTTAACAGCAAGACCTTCGCCTACAGAGCCGGAAACCAAGTCCATAAGCGTGTCGTCGCTATAGTTATTACTAAGGAAGTCACTAACAAACGACCATGAACGAGGGGTAGCAAACGAACGGCTCGGAGACTTTGGATCAAAGTCATACAAGTCTTGCTTACTAAAGTTCAAGTAACCAACGACATCAGGGTGAACCTTGTTAGTAACAGCCCATTCAAACCAGTCATCAAACGATACTGACATTTCCAAGTGTACAAAACGGTTAGCCAACGGAGCTGGCATACGGTACGTAACCCCTTTGTCGCTATCACGGTTACCAGCAGCAACAATAAGAACGTTGTCTGGCAGGGTGTACTGACCAACACGACGGTTAAGAATCAGCTGGTAAGCAGCCGCTTGTACTGCCGGCGGAGCAGAGTTCATTTCATCAAGGAACAGAACAATATGCTCGTGTTCTTCTGCCATAGCAGCGTCGGGCAGTTCGCTCGGAGCAGCCCAGACCATCTTGCCTTCGGTAGCGTTAAAGTACGGAATGCCCTTAATATCGGTTGGCTCCCAAAGAGACAATCGAACGTCAATGACATGAGCGTTCATTGACGCACCAACTTGGTGAACGATATCGGACTTACCGATACCCGGAGGGCCCCAAAGAAACAGTGGGCGCTTAGATTCGAAAGCAGCCGAGATAACTTGTTTTGCGGAGTTTGGTGAAGAAGTACGAATCGTGTCCATTTGCTAAAACCTCTGTGTGTTTGTTTATTAACTGTATATATAATACGACAGTTTAGCCATTATGTCAAATGTTTTTTTGTCGTTCTATTGCTTTTATTAAGCCGTACTTTTCAAGATCACCTGAGAACAAACTTATTTCCATAGCCTTGCGATCGTCAGTAACTTGAATATACTTCGGCGTAAGATAATACGGACATGTGATGAACTTATCTAAGTAAAGAAGAACGTTTGTCTTTTGTATATTAGTTTCGGGCGGAAATTCAATTTTAAAGAATTGTATCTCTAGATCGTTTTTGAGAAAGTCTCTACCGGTAGTAGTTAGTCTTAAGCCGCCTGTTGATTTGCTACGAACGTTATACCACCATTCGGTTGAATAGTGCCTTACGTTGGTTTCGTTAGAACTAACACCGGCACTATTTAAGAATATCTTAGTATAAGCTAGCCTATTCATAATCGCCGGTGTTACCGAACTTCACTACAGTAAATTCACTAGTCTTCCACATAGTGTTTAAACGTTGCGCTAAATTACGAGCATGTCCTGGATTGGAGAAGCTGGTTTTTTTGTATTTAGGCCCTGGGTAGTTAGTTAAGCTATTAAAGCTTTTAAGATTAAAAGGTTTACCTTGGTAAAATACAGCCCAAATTGCATCAGCTTCGAGTACTTGTTCTGTTCTATAGGTGTGCCGATCAGTAAATTCTTTTAGCACTACGGGCTTTGGCCTGCTCATTTCTCGTTCCTTATTATATACGTATATATTTATCGTTTACCAGTTGTTCCCACCGTCCATCTTGATATCGATGTACTCATAATCTACAGCATCTTTAGTCATTAGAAGTTGTTCTAAGTCTTCAGTATGTCGTGCTAATAGTTCAGTAAGGCAGTAGTGTAGTTTCTTTGCTTTATCAAGATCTATTCGAATCTCTTTTTGCCGACTTGCTTCGGCAGACTTTACTAAGCTAAGAAACTGACTAATTGGAGAAGTATTAATTGGCTGTTTTTGCATTAGCACTACTCAACTGTTGACGCATTTCGATATCAGTCTTAAACGGGCCTTTACTACGATAGCGTTCGATTGTAATAAGCTTAGGACAAAAGCTCTTAACCCAGCCTTTATTAAACTTAATAATATAGTAGCCTGCGCAGTAAACGCTTTTAGACTTTTCACTTTTAGTAAACAACGGCAGTCGACGTTTAATGTCGAACATACTATTGTATGGGTTACAATTTACAGGAAAGTCGTGAACTTGATAAGAAGTTTCTTCAACTTCTTGACTCGACGCAGACCAAGTAATACTACCCAATCGGCTTTTAATAGAAGACTTTGACTTACATAATTCAATAGAGCCTTTGCTGCTATTTAGAATATAGTGTTCGTTATTGTAGGAAATAGTACCTACGTTTTCGCCTCGGTCGGTGACAATCCAAAATTTATCTTTAAGAATTTCTTTTGCGTTCTTCATACTGGGTACCTTGCTTGAAATGGTGGCGCATACTGTTCAACAGCAGCAGCAACTCGCTGCATGTCCCACTTGTTACAGAACTTTAGTAGTCGAATGCCTACTTGTGATAAGTCCTTGGGCTCTGTTGTTTCGTTGTGAATAGTATGGTTAATCTCTTCACGTACATTGCTCGGCTGTGCAGTTAAGTCACAGAGCAACACGTTACGATTATAGTCGTCAATTACACGATGTTCGTTGCCGTTATGATCAGTCCAGCGTTGTAACATCATGTTATTCCAGTTAAAGCCTTTAGTAGACATATCGTCGTATGCTTCTAAAAGACCTACTTTGTTCTTAGTGCCTTTCTTACGTACACCGGGAAAAGCACTAAAGATGTTATCACTAGTGTCGCCACGCATGCACTTCTCAAACAGCAGCCATTGTGGATCGGGCGCTGGCTTTTCTACGCCAGTTTTCTTATCAATTACCCGCTGACCTTTATCGTCAAAGTATCCTTCATGTGTAATAGTTGTATTACTAACGCCGTTGTACTGTCGTACATTAGACGCAACGAGTTGTGCAAAATCTCCGTCTGTACTAATGATAACATGATTATCGTTAGGATGTGATTGTACCCAACCCGCAATAAGATCATCTGCTTCTAGTATAGGATTCTGTAATACAGTACAGTTAGTCTTTGTACGCACAAAGTCTTTAAACTCGTCAAAGATCTCAAAGAATACACGATCTTCTTCTGCTTGCGCAGGAGTCATCTTATCACGTGTCTCTTTGCGGTTACGCTTGTAAGGCTCGTACTCGTCCTTGCGCCAGCTACGGCCTTCTAAGCAAAAGACAACATGGTCGGCATTAAAGTCTTGCCACGCCTTCTTAACGCTGTTAAGTGTAATATGCAAGGCCATGCCAACCTTGTCGTCGAGGTTCCCGCGAACTACATGTCGAGCTCGAAAGAACGTGTTCATTGTATCAACTAAAATGTAAGTGCTCATAGTATTATATTAGTATATATCTACTCAAAAGTCAACCAAGTTTTTAAGAAACTTCGGACTTACCCTTGTCAATAGGAACAACGTTGATGTAGCCCATCTCTCGATCAGCGTTTTGGCCGTCTTCCTGAAGCATTTGAGTTACAACAGTTCTAAACCATTGATCCACAATTTCTTCTTGGCTTTCACCTTTATAACCAGCGTCTATTAGTTGTTCAATAAACTCGTTATTCCAATCGAGTTCAAAGAACCCGTTCTTAATGTCGTTGGGGTTAACCTGCGTATCGATAACAGCAATGTAAGGTTCACCACGCTCGTTTGCTGCTTCTTTAGGATCAGTTTCATCGAGTAGTTTAAGTTTTTCTTCTTCGAGCTTGTCAATACCCATTAAGCGCTTAAATAAATTTTTCATTTTAATACTCTACCATTTGTCGAAATTCGGATACTGTTAGGGTTAAACTAGGATCAATTTTCGCTGTATAACGAACATCGTGCTTAATAAGTTCACGATTAACAGTTTCTATCTCGTTAAACAGGTCTTTAACTTTAGTGATTAGGTCTTCAACTTTAGGATCTTTCATCATGTTCCCCATGCGTTACCGAATAGTGAGATATGAAGCCGAGGCGTAAACCTCCAACCACGCTCCATACAAATTTCTGCTACTTCTTGTACATTCATATTGTATTCTTCAGAACGCCCGCCTAGTGGCATACAGTATACAGGGCATTCAATACCAGCAGCACGATAAGCATCAACTGCTTGTGCTACTTCGTTAATGTCATTCTTATCTGCTACTACAAACTTAAAGTATATATTACTACCATCGACTAGGCTGTACTCGCGAGCAATATCGGGCAAGATAGCAGTATCCCACGGCTCTCCACTAACGGATAGTTTAGGTGAACAGCTCCATGTTACTTCAAAGCGATCTTGATCGTTGAGATAGTTGTAAAAGTCGTCATGTAAAGTTTGCGTAGTATTTGTCTCAAACGTAACGTTCTTTAGGTCTGCCATTCGAGGATGCTCAAACAGCTCGATGTACAGGCGTTGCCAAGCAAGTAAAGGTTCACCGCCTGTGAGAATCAAGTGAATGTCTTGGCCATTGTCCATAGTCCACTTACCTTCTGGCGTAAGACTCAGTAAGTGTTCTACTACTTCTTCAACTTCTGCTTGACGGTTAAAGTGTTTAAACTCAGGATAGATACTTGCGTAAGTATCGCACCCTGTGTGAATAATAGGCAGGTCTTCAAACTGTTTAGTAGTTTCGTGTACTCCTGCGTCGATTAGTTCTTTAACTTCTGCGTTATACCGCTGACCTTCAGCGTGTTGTTCCCAGCGATCTTTTTTAATGCCAGTGCCAAAGTTCATACACCGAAAGTTACAACCAAAGGTACGCAGGAATACACTTGGTACTCCTACGTACTTGCCTTCGCCTTGAACTGAATAAAATGCTTCAGAATATCTTAGTTTCATTGATATGATTCCCATTCTTCTTTGAACTTAGTATAGCTTCGATCCAACAGAGGAAACTCTAGCAGGATAGTATCAAGTTCAGCTAACTGCTCCGCAGTAATACTTTCAATTTCTATTACACCGTAGTTTCGAATAATATACGAATGTAGTGCTTCGTACATTTCTTCATAAAAGAAGCTTTCCATAACTGCTAGATGTTTTTTCGAAGCGGTTATCATAGTTCTTCAAGGATCCCTAAAATCTCAGCAGCGATAAGCAGTGCGCCGCCTGCTACAATAGGCATAACTCCTACTGGAGTAAACAGCACACTTACAAACGCAGCACCTGCTCCGATGCGTACAGCACTCTTTACGAGGCTGATATAAAAATGTTTCTTGCTTACGTCAACTGGTTCAGACATTATTTTTCCTTTTCAATAAAGATCGGCGACGAG